GCAGTTAATTTATCTTGTTCAAATGGTAAACCAATACCTACATTATCAGCATTTGGAGTAATTTCTTCAGTTACATCTGCAGGATTTCCAGAACCAAACTGGATTTGAAGGTTTGAAAGGGAAGTAAAACGGGTAGCAAAGCGTCGAGCTACTTTTTTTAGGCGAAGTAAATAAGGTGTATCTCCATTTACATTAGGATCGTATATATTTGTATTTTTGATAGTATCTAAAACCATTTCTTGACCTAAATGATCTACTTCATACCATTTACTACCATCTGAATCAGTAATGTCTAATATTTTAATAATGTTATTTCCTTGAAGATTTATTGTTTGAAATTGTTGTGGGGCTCCAAATGAAAAAGTAGAAGTATTAATTGTAGCAGATATTGCTTTTCTGCTTTTCTTTAAAAGAAAATATTGTGGAATGTTACCTGAAATTTGGTAAATAGTAACTTCTGTTGGGTCTTGAGAGCTTGATACTGAAAAATCGATTTTGTCTTGGATTAAAAAGGATGATCCATTTTGGGATGTTATCGGGGTATTTTCAGGGATAGTAATAGCATATGAATAATCAGGTATATAATTACCAGTACCATCATTAATAGAAGGTAATTGTTGATAAATATCAATTAAAGTTTGGGCTACACCTGTTGTTTTTGGTTTATAACCAAACATGTATGCTAACTCAAATACATTATTTGTTTGTTGAGCATATTGAACAAATGTTTCTTGAAATTGATTATCTAGATAGAAACTCAAAACATCCCCAACATATGAGGCTTGTTCCATAAACATCATTCCTGGGGATGTAGGGGAAAAGTCAGTGTATGTTTGAGGGAAATATGTTCTAGCATATTCAATTAAACGTGCTCTAAAATCAGTAAAATCACGGTTAATATATTTTATGTCTCTATTTGTTGTAGCCATTTTTAAAATTGGAATGTTATATTATCTGTTATGTTAGAATTTGTTATAGAATATTTCATTTGAACTATAATTTCATTCAAATCATCATTCCTTAAAACATCTAATGAATCAATAATAACCTCAGGAAAAACACTTTCCATTTTACCACTAATGTTTTCTTTTAATCCCTTTAATGTTCCTTCAGCTATTTGTTCAAATATAAATGTTCTTAAACCACCCCCAAAGGTTGGATTTAATGGAAGTTCTCCGGGGTTTGTTAAGAAATAATTAATAATGTTATTTTTAATAGCTTTTGCTGTTAAATAGTTTTGTGTAAAAACAGCAGGACCACTAAAAGGTAAATTTACCCCAACCGCAACATTCGGATTTAAATCAACAGGGTTAATCGTTTGGGGATTAAAAGGCATTATTTACTATTTAATAAATTCATAATTTGATCCATTCCTACTTCACCAGAACCTAAATTACCATTTACAGGATCACTTACTTGTGGTCTAAAAGGTACTTGAGCATCTTGAGAGGTAAAACTTAATTTAGTTTCATTCATTACATCCATGTAAGCCTTTCTAGTATCCATTGTTGGTTGAGTAAACGTACGTGAGGGTGGGTTTGGTGGGGGTGGGTCTGGGATAAAGGATTCCTTTACAATTGTTTTTGGAGTACGAACGGCTTCCAAAAGAATGTCTTTTAATTCCTCTTGGATTGCCTCTCGTACAGCTTCTTTAATTAATTTTTTTAATCCGTCGGTTTTCATATAATTATAAATATTAAATTAGTCAGCTTTTAAATTATTTTGCTGGATATAAAATACTAGTTCGTCTATTAATATTTGATCGATTGAGCTAAATGACCATTCTCCTTGCAACATTACTACACCTTGTTTATTACGAGCAAGAGCTCTTCTGCGTTTTAAAGTATTAGGTGAATTTTCTGTTTCAACACTCATTTCAAATCCATTCACATTTGTAACTACGGGGGATGTTTGAATAGATTGTTGAATAGTTAAAGCGGTTAATTCAAGTGAAACCCTTTCTTGATCAGCATTAGGATAACATTTTTCAACAAGTTTATCAAGTAAATTAAGTATTTGAATAGCTTGAGCTAATACTTGACGTAAAATAACTAGTATAGATAATATACCGGCATTGACTGATTTTAATTGGGATATTTTTTTATCTAAAATTCTATTGGCTTCATTTGCTGCTGGTGGTACTGGAGTTATAATGGCTACTTGGAGTTTTAAGGCTAGTTCTAATGCTTGAATAATACCTCCAGTAATACCTAATGTTTTAGTAGTTGTGTCAATTATTTTTAAATTATTATTTAACTGTTTAACTAGTTTATTTTTACGATTAATTAAATTAGTTAATTCAGCTTGAGTAGGACAAGTTGATTGTTCTAAAAGTTTAGGTAATTTTTCAGGTTTATAATTTGAAACCTGTGTTAAACCAAATCCGGCTACCATAGTTAACACAGCAGGTATTAAAGTATTTTTTAAGGTATTAACTTGATTAGATAATTTTTCTTCAGCGTAATATGATAAATCTTTTTTTCCTCTAGAAATTTCTTTAATTTGATTTTTACTTAATTGAGTCGATTTAATTTTTTCTTGAGCTAAAGAAGAAACTATAGGTTGAAGTTGTAAAACTCCTAAATCTGGTTTTAGAGTATTATCTCCTTTATATAATGGGGGTTCAATAAATTCATATCCAAGAGCGTTTATAGTCATAGATAAACTTCCACTTTCAGGAAGATCACCATTTAGTGTAAAATTTCCATCAGTATCAGTAAATACAAAATTAATAGGGGAAACAGATACTTTTGCTCCTTTAATTGGATCTTGTGATTGCTCGTTTACAACTGTTCCTTTTATAGAATAAATCATGCTGTTTTAACAATTTTAGATTTCACACTATCAATTTCATTATAAACATTTTCAAAAACCTGTAAAGCGGAATTAGCTGCTGTTAAAACAACTGGGTTAGGTGTTGGGGCACCACCTGGCCAATCTTGGACTACTTTTAAAGCTTCAGCTATATTTTGTAATTCATTGATTAATATTTTTAAATATTCTATAGTTTCATCTCCTCGTAAAACGGATTGATTTGCGTTTTTATTTCCTAAACGAGTCAATTTACTAGAAATATTAATCTCACTAGTAGATTCTATATTTACGCTTCCGTTTGAAGATAAACCAACTGAATTTTGTCCACTGATTAATACACTATCATTTTTGGCATTAATTACAACTCTATCTGAATTGAGTATGGTTTGTGGGTTTGTATATTGAGCAGGTAATATTGGGGGTGTAGTATAAGAAACAAAATTTTCATTTGCTATACTAAATGGTATTTTTTGATATGAGGTAAGGTAAATGGAAGATAAATCTTGGGAGATATTTTCTACAATTGGAACCCATCCTTTATCACTTACTTTGGTAGGTTGCCCGTTACGTAAAATTGTAATTGGATCTCCATTATTACCAACAGCCGACCAATTATTTTTTATTTCACTTTTAGATTTTGCAGTACTACCAAAACGTAAACTTTGACCGTGTCTTCCTTCAAGTAAAGAATCTCCCATATAAGGCATTAAAGGATGAATATCTGCTTTTTCTACAAACGTATTTTGCGAAGGATTAACCGGACTATTTAATTCTACCTCAGTAGATCCATCAGTTACTCTTCTTACAACCCCTTGATCTGTTGCTTTATAATCTTGAGATTGTTGAGGATTGTTTGAATTTACTAAATTAGGGTATGCATCATGGTGTGGATGATTCCAAATTCCTAATGGTTTTAAATAAAAATAAGATTGATTAGCTGTGTTAATTCCTATTTGTTGGTTAGGAAGAGAGAATAGTAATACTATCTCATTAACTAAAGGGTATGTTTTAAGTTGAGAATCATAGGGTAAGGCATAAGAAATTTCTGAAGTGGTTCCAGATTGATTAACAAATTGGTAAAATATTGCCCCTATACCATTCCATTCACCAACATCTTTAAATTTAGGGTGATTTTCATCCAATACAATATCCGTTACCCTAGCAGCAACCATTTGTCCTTTTAGAACAGAAATTTGATCTTGAGTACTACTAATGTTTGGAGATGAAGTAGTACCTTTAGTAGATCCAGCTATACCAGTTTTATATACAGCCATTAATCTTTAGGATTGAATTTTTTTACCTCAGATAATAATTGTGCTTTTTCATCCTCAGTCATTCCAAATCCTTCATCTTCCGATTTACCAGTGGCTAGAGCACGTTGAATGATAGTAGCCATTTTAATTAATTGCTCATCATTTTTGATACCTAACTCCATATATTCCTTGATTAAAGGAACAATTAAAGTAGCATCACCAATATCATTGATAAGTGGTTTTAATTCACCTATCAAAGCTGTAATTTGGGTCTCTTTTTTCTTTTGGTTTTCGTAAATTTCCTTAAGAATGTCTGAGAATTTTTTCTTACCAAATACGTTTGATTCTAAATTACTCATATGTATTGTTTTTTATAAATATAAACAACTACTAGAGTTGGAAACTCATGTATCCTTCCTCTAAATAGAATAGGTAGTTTCTCTTAAATACGTCGTATAATATACCTGCTATTTTAGTAATTTTGGGAGTTTTGGCATCTGGGATCATTTCGTGTATATAAATGTAAAGTGCCTTTTTATTGAATACGTCTATACTATCTCGTTTTCTAAACAGCTCTAAAACAGCATCCGCAATTTTCGCGTCATATTCTTTAGGGAAGATTTCGTATAAGTTAAAGCTGACGAATTCAACATATTCGTCCATAAAATGAGATAATCGATCATCTGAATTGTTTGGTTCAATAGTGTAAGTATGGTCTGAATCATCTTTGGATAATTCATCTACTGAAACCTTGCTAATTTTACTTTTGTAATTTTTCTCATTATATAAAATACACCATCGTTTTACAATGGTACCAAAGTAAGAATATGCTTTGGCTCCATTCTGGGGATTGAATAGGTGGATTTTAGATAAAAGAAATACTATAATCTCATGTTGTAAATGTTCTAAATTTTCCACTTCA